AGCGCCGATTTACCCCCGTGCAAAATGTCAAGGGGGTGTGTCCAAGGAAAAAATTATGGATAATATTTCTGCTGATAATTCGTTGAACGGAATCGAACTATTTATAAAAAAACAGGCCAAGGAAACACGCCGGATCAAGAGCATGCTCAAGAAAGCTGGAGTCTCTCCGGAGCATATCGGAATATTGTTACCGGTCATAGAAAACACTGCGATGCTCAAGATCAAAATGGACGAGATATCAGGTCTCTTGACTGAGGCTGAGCCTGTCAGTGAATATGATCACGGCGGTGGCCAGTCCGGATGGAAGGAAAATCCGACGTTCAAGGTCTATGATACGCTGTGGCGCAATTACATGCTTGGCATGAACAAGATCCTGGATGCACTTCCGAAGCGAGCTGCCGAGAGAGAGCGCAGAGCGGAAAAGGCTCAAAACGTGTTGGAGATAGTTAGAAGCAGACATCAGAAAGAATCATGAAAGGATCTCAGGAGCCAAGAATAAAAATAGAACCAAAGAGGAGCAGCACCGATGGCGAGGATGCTGCTTTTCTTATGGCGGAATATGGCAACAGGTTGGATGATTGGCAGAAGATCATAATAGACTGTTGGCTAGGCAAAGACAAGAACGGTAAGTACAATGTGACAAGTGCCGGGTTATCTGTTCCGAGGCAAAACGGAAAGAATGTCTGCCTCGAAGCCAGGGAATTCTTCGGGCTTGTTATTAATGGTGAAAAGATACTACATACAGCTCATCAGGTGAAGACTTCGAAGAAATCGTTCAGACGTCTGGCGGCAATGTTCACAGACAAGAAGCATCCTGAGATCACAGATATAGTTGAAACAATCAGATATACGAATGGTGAAGAGTGTATCATGCTTGAAAATGGCGGAGTCATTGAATTCTCTGCCAGATCGAGGCAGGCAGCCAGAGGATTTGATGGAATCTCTCTTGTTGTGTATGACGAAGCTCAGGAGCTGACGGATGATCAGACAGAAGCAATCATGGCAACGCTGGCAGCATCCAAGACAGGTACCAGACAGATCATATATACGGGAACACCTCCGTATCCGGGATGCCCCGGAACGGTATTCCGCAGAAGGCGGACGATGTGCATGACCGATGCCGGCCCGCATGATTCATGGCATGAATGGAGCGTGGATGCTGACAACATCCAGGAGATCAAGACTGAGGATCGCTCTCTCTGGTATATGTGCAATCCTGCGATGGGAATATGGCTTTCGGAAGATTTCACCGCTGAAGAGCATAGAACACTCAATACAGACGGATTTTCAAGAGAACGATTGGGCTGGTGGAGCCCTGAGTTCAAAACCGTGGAAGATTTTGTCATCGATAAGGATACATGGAATAAATGTGCATCCAATGATGATAAGCCTGAAGGAAAAACAGCTTATGGTGTTAAGTTCACACCGGATGGATCTGTTGTATGTCTGTGTGGAGCTGTTATCCCTGCAGAAGGAAAAGCGAGGATATCGCTTATTGAAATAAAACCGACAGGATACGGGATCCAATGGCTTGCTGATTGGTTGAATGCCAGATATAGCAAAGCAGCATGTGTGGTTATTGACGGTCGAAATGGTGTTGATGTGCTTGTTGATAAGATATCTGACACATGGAAGATAAAGGGCTCGGTTATAAGACCGAACGCACAGAACATGATAGCTTCTGTCGGTATGTTATGCGAGGCGCTTCATGAGCAGTCGGTAACATGGCATGAAAAGCAGGATATACTTGCTGACAGCGCAACTACTTCTACAAAACGTAAGATTGGCGGAGGTTTTGGTTTCGGCGGAGAACATTCGGCGCCGATCGAAGCCTGCGCATTGGCATATTGGGGAGCAAAGACCTGTAAAAGGGATCCAAGCAAAAAGATGAGGATAGGATAATGTTGGATTTAACTGTAGCAAACATAGCTGGATTGGATGAGGGAGAACGAGAGAAGCTTTCTAAGCTTATCGATGTATTTAATCGTCATTGCACGAAGAATGCGGAAAAGGACAAGTATTACGAAGGCAAGATATCTCTGAATGATGTCAATCTTGGCATAGCTCTTCCGGACGGAATGCGCAAACTAGAGATCGGATGTGCCTGGGGAGCCAAGACTGTTGATGTGCTGGCAGCACGCTCCATGTTCGATGGATTTGTCGGACTGAACGGCGAGGAGATAGCAGGCCTCGATGAGATCGTTATCAAGAACAAGCTGGAATATGAATACATGAAGGCATGCCGCGATGAGTTGAAATACGGCTGCACATTCGCAACTATGTCAAAGGACACGGATGGTGGATGTAAGATACGTTTTCATTCTCCAAACTCGGCAGCTGCTTTATGGGATGGTGAGAAAAACAGGATTGATTGTGGATTTGCGATCATAGATTCAAAATACGACAATACTGATGACACATGGAAGCCATCGCTCATCAATTACTATACAGATGATGCAATATGGATCCTGATCAGGAATGATTATCAGTGGAAGGCAGAGAAAAAACCTCATATCATGGGAAGACCTCTCATGGAAGCGCTGATCTGGAATGCAACGAGCAACAAACCTTTCGGCAGATCAAGGATCAAGGAGCCTGTCAGGAGACTGATACAAGGTTACGTTCGGACCATCGCAAATGCAACCATTGGTCTGGAATTTGCAACAAGCCCGCAGAAATACCTTCTCGGTGTCACGGATGATCAATATGAACAGATAATCAACCAAAAGTTCAAGCAATATGTAGGTTCTATCATAGCATCGACTCAGAATCCCGAAACAGGAACGAATCCTCAGTTCGGTCAGCTGGCTCAGGGTAATATCGGTCCGCATGTTGAGATGGTACGAATCCTGGCAACACAGTTCAGTGCTGCAACAGGTCTTACTGTCACTGATACCGGAGTTGTTAATGATGCCAATCCGACATCCTCTGATGCAATACTGGCTCAGAGTCAGACACTGGTCACCATGGCTGAGCAGCTCAATGCCGGTAATGGTGATGCTTTAAGAACTATTGCCCTGATGGCCATAGCGATCGCGAATAATAAGTCAATAGATGATCTTGATGACAGCGAAAAAGCGGTCATAGCACATTTTAAGAATCCTGCGATGCCTTCTGTAGCTGTTACGGCAGATGCTGCCATCAAAATAGCATCCGCAAGACAGGAATTCGCTGCTACGGATGTATTTCTTGAGATGATCGGCTTCAATCAGGCAGATATCAGAAGGATAAGAGCTCAGGAGCAGAGGGCAAGAGGCATGAGATTCCTTGAAGAATTAGAAGAGACTGAACAGGATGAAAATACCGGCGAAGGCGTGGGTTAATTACGTCAATGGACTGAACAGAATAAACAAAGCAGCAACAGACAAGGTTGGAGAATACCTTAACAGTCATCCTCTTCGTGGTACCGAAGATATGCGGGGACTTATAGACTATGCATATTCCATATCCACAAAGTACGGAGAAGCTGCGGCAGCTCTGGCATGTGAGATGTACGATGCCATCGGTGCCGGTTCCGGTGAGATCCTTCAACCGGCGGAGCCTGCACCTACTCCAAGATACGGAGAGGTTGCGAAGACGGTCCAGGGAACAGCCAAATACAATAATCCCAAGCTGGTATCAAATGCAGTCGGAAGGCTGGTCAAGCGTACAGCAGCAGATACAACACTGAATAATGCAGAACGAGATGGAGCACAGTTCGCTTGGATACCTCATGGCGATACATGCTCCTTTTGTATAGCACTGGCATCCAGAGGCTGGCAATACATGTCCAAGGATGCAAGAAAGAACGGTCATGCTGAACATATACATGCCAACTGTGACTGTGAATATGCCATTCGATTCGACAAAAAGACCAATTATGAAGGCTATGATCCTGACAAGTATCTTGATATGTATGAGAGCGCTGAAGGAAAATCTTCGCAAGATAAGATCAATTCGATGCGTCGAAAATATTATGAGGAAAATAAAAACAGAATCAATGCGTTAAAAAGAGATGCATATGAAAACAAAAGAATAAGAAAAGCCTTGGATTCTATTGAATCAGAAGATGTCACTAATATATATATCGAAAATGCCAAACCAGGAATAGGAATTAAAACAAAAGAAAATGAGTTTAGAGACGTAGATGGTGAAGAAAGTATGGCAAATTGGATATTTGATACTTTTGGTGGAGATATAATTATGTTGGCAGATAACAATGATGATGGAGAGTACAATCCAGATTATCTATGGAATGGGAAATTGTGGGATTTAAAAACACCGAGAACTGAATCTGAAGTTACTTTAGAAAAACGAATTAGACATGGTATAAATCAAATAGAAATAAATACGGGTGGAGTTATATTAGATTTTTCTAAGTCAAAACTCAGTCTCCCAGACGGCATTATATTAACAGATAAATATGGGAGAAAAAGAGCAAAGAAAACAACAGATTTTCTACTTAAGAAGAATGCTAAGTACGTGGTGATTAGGGTAAAAAAATAACATCGCGCCCTCGCTCAAGTGAACCAGAACACGATGTTATTAACAGATATATCTAATTATTTTATAACATAATTTTGATATATTATCAAGAGGATATATATGAATTACATGATCCATGCTTGCGAAGCCAGGATGTGGTATGTGGATGAATTCCTCATTCCGTCCATGGTAGAGCAGGGAATCAATAGAAATGACATAGAGGTTTGGTGTGACACAGATCACGTCGGATGCCTGCAGGCAACTCTTGACAGCTTTGAGTCCTGTGGAAGCAGGCCGGGAGGAACATGGCATCTTCAAGATGATGTGGCGATAAGCAGAAGTTTTGCTCATATAACAGCTGATCATGATGATGGAATAGTACATGGCTTCTATTTCAGACATATTGACGAGGCAGATCTTCATCCCGGGAAAACGTCTGTCATGAAAATGGGATATTCATTTCCGTGCTGCAGAATACCGAACTACATAGCCGGAGAGTTCGTCGAATGGTATAAGACTGAAGGACAACACCGGGAAGAATATCAGGAATGGATTCGGTTGAGGAAACATGTAGACACTTTTTTCATAGATTTCTTGCGAGAAAAACATCCGGACAAATTCATTTACAACTTAAAACCAAGTATAGTCGAACATGTAGATTATCTGGTTGGAGGATCCACAGTGAATAAATGGAGGATCGTTCCGGCACGGGCAACATATTTCGAAGACTACGACATAATTGAAAAATTAAAAGAAAGAATTGCACATCGAAACTGATGTGCTTTTTTATTGGCAACATGTGCCTAAACATGGATTGAACTCATAGGAGGTAGAAATGGAAACTGTTAATCAGGAAGCAACGAATGCCAGTACTGAAACTGGCGAAAAGACATTTACTCAGGCGGAGCTTAACGCTATCGTCGAGGACAGACTTAAGCGCGACCGAGCTAAGTATGCGGATTATGAGGAACTCAAGACCAAGGCTGCGGAGTATGACAAGCAGACTGAGTCTAATAAGACAGAGCTTCAGAAGGCAACAGAAAAAGCTACTAAGCTTCAGGCGGAGCTTGACAGGCTGAACAAGGACAATGAGATCCGTGCGGCGCGTGATAAGGTGGCAAAGGAGATGAATGTGCCTGCAGATCTGCTCACAGGTGAAAATGAAGAAATCTGCAAGGAGCAGGCGAAAGCCATTCTCAATTTTGCAAAGCAGACCGGTTATCCGAGTGTAAAAGACGCAGGAGAGTCCGGCGGCGGTGGAAAAGTAACGACCAGAGATCAGTTCGCTGACTGGTTCAATAAACAATAGGAGGAATTATTATGGCAATATCAGGAAGTGGAGTAGCCACAAACAGAAGTCACATTCAGTTACCAAATGAAGTATCTTCAGAGATACTTGCAAAAACTCAGGAATCATCAACAATCATGAAGCTCGCAAGACAGATATCTCTTCCCGGAAGAGGACTGCAGATCCCTGTAATTGCAAGCGATCCTACAGCTTCATGGGTATCAGAGACAGGTCTTAAGCCTGTATCAAATCCCTCATTCGACAAGAAGATCATGCAGGCTCATAAGCTCGCTGTTATCGTACCATTCTCAGATGAGTTCAAGCGTGATGCAAGAGCTCTCTACGATGCACTTATTGAAAGGCTCCCGAACGTGCTGGCAGCCAAGTTCGACAACACAGTATTCTTCGGTCCCGAAGAAGGCACAACGCTTGCAAATTTCGATAACTTCTCAAATGTTACCACACAGAGTCTTCAGAGCTCAGTATATGGTGGTCTCGTAGCAGCGGATATCGACATCTCAGAAGAAGGTGGTATCCTTAATGGTTATGTGTTCTCACCCCAGGGCAAAGGTATGCTGCTTAATGCTCTGGATAAGCAGGACAGACCGATATTCATCAATTCTGTATCTGATGATGCTGTTCCGAAGATTCTTGGTGCAGCTACATACTTCACAAAGGCTGCTTACAAGGCAGGTACGGCAGGAACAGGCTCAGGTTCAAGCGCAGGTGATCCCGATATAGTTGGATTTGCAGGTGACTGGACCAAGGCAATGTACGGAACCGTTCAGGGAGTACAGATCAGCTACTCAGATCAGGCTACGCTTTCAGTCGGAAGCGGAAGCGATGCAACACTTATCAATCTCTTCCAGCAGAACATGTTCGCTGTTCGTGCAGAGATCGAAGTTGGCTTCGTAGCTCAGAAAGAGTACTTCAATGCTCTGACAAGGACGCATGTATCATGATTGCGCTGATCAACAGAGTGACCGGAACTCTTATGTGGGTTGCGGACGATCGTGTGGATAAGTATTTAGCGGCAGGTCACAAGCCTGTCGCTGACCATTCGATGATACCCGGAAAGGCAAAGCCTAAAAAAGAAGTGGCACAGCCTAAAGAGATAATTCCGGAAAAAACAGTAGAGTCTGTTGAGGAGAAACCTGTAAGACAGACAAAAAACAGTAAAACAAAAAAACGAGGTATGGACTATGGCTTACGCTACGGTGGATGATGTACAGAGTCGGTTGAATTTCACAATGAGTACAAGCGAAAGAAATGTATGTTCCACACTGCTTGATGAGGCAGCTCTTATAATAGACGCTTATAACGTCAATGCCAGTGCAGACAATAAAAAGACTGTATCCTGCAGAATGGTTGCCAGAGTGGTCGGAAATTCAGACAGCGATGGTGTTCCTGCAGGCGTATCACAGGGAAGCATGTCAGGACTTGGTTATACGCAGAGTTGGACTATGAGCTCCGGTGGCAGCGTCGGAGAACTGTACATTTCAAAACTTGAGAAAAAACTGCTCGGATGTTCAGACAAGATTGGAACATATAGTCCGGTTGAAGAATTGGCGGTGAATGATCTATGAAAGGTATGACGATTCAATATATCAAGAAGACTCTCACGGGTTATGATGATTATGAAAATCCGGTCTATACAGAGGTCAACGAAAACGTCGATGATGTTCTTGTCGGTGAACCGTCCACAGAAGAAAAGGTGTCAACCTTCGAGATGTATGGAAAACACATAGTATATACCCTGGGAATCCCGAAAGGCGATACCCATGATTGGACAGATGCTGAGATGATCATATTCGGAGACAGGTACAGAAGTGTCGGATTTCCTCAAAAAGGAATAGATGCGAATATACCGCTCAGATGGAATCAAAACGTAAAGGTGGAAAGATATGGCTAAGACCGAGGTCAAGTTAAACATATCCGGGCTCAGAAAGATGAGACAGTCACAGGAGATGCTCGATCTTACTGAGAAGTATGCACAGAAGTATGGCGGTGATACAAAAAGCTTTATAGGCTTTGACAGAGCCAAGACCATTGTATACGGAAAGGGTAACAAAAAATGATCGAAGTACTTATCAAAAACTATCTTAAGACAAAACTTAATATACCGATCGGCTTTGAAACACCCAAGACCAAGCCATCAACATATGTGATCATACAGAAACTTGATGGTGGCAGATCAAATATGGTCGATTATGTGACGTTAGAATTTGTTGCCATATCAAATAACTACCTAAATGCAGCTACGACATGCAGGCAAGTCAAGAAAGCCATGTACGATGCTGTAGAACTTAGTTACATCGCTGGCGTAAAGACCGGCGGTGAGAGTCAGGGAGTACGGGGAACATCTTCAGAATATGAAAGCTCATGCATCTTCAATATTACCTATTATGACGAGGAGGAATAAAAATGCCGAATAACATGACTAACAATGCCAGCAATGTTACTGCCGGCAAGCCTAAAGTTACCGGAGCTATCTTTTCGGCACCGATAACGGCTACAGTACCTACTAATGCTTCTTCGGCATTGTCATCAGACTTCACATGTCTCGGATATGTGTCTGAGGACGGTGTCGAGAATTCAAACGACATGGATGTATCCAGCGTTAAGGCGTGGGGTGGTGTGATCGTGCTCAGAACGCTCAATGAGCAGAGTGATGATTTCAAACTTACACTTATCGAAGCTGAAAACGTCGATGTACTTAAGACTGTATATGGTGACAGCAATGTATCAGTTGACGGGTCCGGGAATATAGCAGTAACAGTTAAGCCCGAAGATCCGGTTGAAAAGATTTGGGTTATTGAACTTGCACTGAGAAATGGTGAAGCCAAGAGGATAGTAATACCTAAGGGAGCGATCACGGCAAGGGAGGCTATAACATATAACGATAGCGATCCTGTAGGATATGGAATTACTATCAGCGCATATCCGAACTCTTCAGGTGAGACTCATAAGGAGTACATCACTGCTCCGTCAAGTACAGTAACGACATTCACGGTAACATTTAATGTGGATAGCGGTTCAGAAGTACCTTCACAGACGGTCGTAAGCGGAAATATGGCCACAAGACCTGTTAACCCGACAAAGGATGGATATACTTTTGCCGGATGGTATTCTAATGCTGGCAAGACCACTGAATATGATTTCTATGCACCGGTAACAGCAAATACGACGATCTACGCTAAGTGGACATCGTAATGAGGAGGAAAACAGATGATAGTCAAAGGACAGACCAAGAGTGGCATACAGTTTCAGCTTGATGATAACATCAAGGATGATGCAAGATTTATATTTATTATGAGCAGGCTTCAGACTGACGAGATGAGAGAGAATCCTCATGAGGCTTTGAAAGTCTTAAGGAGTCTTTTTAATCTCATATTTGGAACGGATGAGGCAACAATGACGTTCATGGATGCAGTTGCAACAGCCCATGGTGGCATATGCTCTGTAAAGAATCTCATTTCTGAGATAAATGAGATGTTCGAGGCTATCAACGCAAAAAACTCCTCATCCTCGCCCGAATGATCGCGAAAGGCGAGGATGAACTTATCTGCGATCTTGCAGAAACTTATCACATTATGAACTATAGAGAGTTGCAACCGACAGTGGTTGCAACTCTTGCTATAGGGCTAAGTGATGATTCGAGGATTAAGCGAAAACTTGCAGGACAGAAACTTACATTCAATCAGATAATAAACACTCTGATGCTGGATGATCTTAACTTAAATATCTGGACTAAGACAAAGGATGCGGCCAAAGGCAGAAACAAACCGAAGAGCCTGTACAAGATGCTCACAGAACCTAAAAAGGAAAAAGAGGATTTGAGAACATTTGACAGTATAGAGGATTATGAAGCCTGGAGGCGGAGCATGCAGGGAGAATGACATGCCGGAAACAATAGGAACCGCGTATATACAAATAGAGCCTTCCACTAAAGGAATCAAGGGCAAACTTAATGATGAATTCAATGATGCCGGAAGTTCTGCCGGTAAATCGTTCGGAGGCGGCTTTGGTTCTGTTGTTGGAGGAATAGGAAAGATCGCAGCAGGAGCTGTGTCAGCAGGTGCAGCTGCGGTATCGACCATGGTCAAGGGTGCCATTGACAGTTATGGCGAATTTGAACAGCTTGAAGGTGGTGCCAAGCTGATGTTTGGCCAGGGCTATGATTATATAGCTCAAAAGGCAGCTACAGCATTCAAAGATGTACAGATGAGTCAGAATGATTACCTGACACAGGTAAACGGATTAGCTGTAGGATTAAAAACTGCTTTGGGCGGAGATGAACGTGCGGCGGCTGAACTGGCTGACAAAGTCGTTAAGGCAGAAGCAGATATCGTAGCCGCAACCGGTAATTCTCAGGAAGCTGTTCAGAATGCATTTAACGGCATAATGAAAAACAATTTCAGTATGCTTGATAACCTTGGCCTGGGTATCACTGCGACCAAGGCAGGCATGCAGGAAGTTATTGATACTGTCAATAAGAAAAACGAAGAAGCCGGACATGCTACAAATTATGTATTGGACAATGTTGCTGATTGTCAGGCGGCACTCATTGATTATGTTCAGATGCAAGGCATGGCGGATTATGCAGCTACTGAAGGAGCGGATACAATACAGGGTTCACTTGCATCAATGCAGGCTGCATGGCAGGACCTCCTGACAGGAATGGCCAATGATGAGGCAAATCTACCAAAACTTATAGATAATCTGGTATCGACTGTGGGTGCATTTGCCGACAATATTATTCCCGTAATCGAAACAGCTGTTGAAGGAATCAGTACACTTATAGCAAGGCTTGCTCCTGTCATAGCTGCAGAGCTTCCAAAGTTGATACAGAGTACTCTGCCCGGATTGCTGGATGCAGGCGTTAAGGTTATAGAAGCTCTCTTTCAGGGATTACTGGATGCCCTACCTTCATTGTTCCCATCTATAGTTGATGCATTACTGTCTGTAGTAACGATGCTTAACTCCATGCTTCCTCAGCTGGTAGAAGCGTTAACACAGATATTGTTGCAACTTGCTATAGGTATAGCTGATGCTCTGCCTACTCTGATACCTGCGATCGTTGAAAGCATATTGATAATCGCACAATATCTTATCGATAACATAGATATTCTGCTTGATGCTGTATTGCAGATCATGACCGGAATCGCGGAAGGAATTCTGGCAGCGTTACCTATGATCATATCCAAGCTTCCTCAGTTAATAACAGCGTTGATCAATGCGATCATTGCATCCGGGCCAAGCTTTGTTGAAGCCACTTTTGATATATGCATGTCAGTGATTCAGGCTGTTGTTGATTCATTTGTACAGCTTCTTGCAGATATATTCGGATTCGGAGATACCCTGGGAACATCTTTGGGAGAAATCGGTTCCAATATTATGAACGGTATAGTGACCTGGCTGCAGCAGCTACCTAACAATATGGCTTATTACGCAGGTTTGGCTGTAGGAGAAATGATCCGTTTCTTTATTGAACTGCCGGGAAAACTTGATGAGATATGGAACAAGGTAGTCCAGAATATGATCATGTTTGGTCTTAAACTCATAACTGAGATTCCGCAGAAGTTTCAGGAATTAAAAGAAAATATAGTTGAAATCATAAAAGAACTCCCAGACCGTTTATTTGAGATAGGCAAGGAAATAGTGAATGGCCTGTGGAATGGTATCAAAAGCAACTGGACAGGACTTGTTGAAGGTGGAAAAGGACTGGTCAACAACTTTGTTAGTGGTTTCAAGCAAGGCTTAAAGATTGGATCTCCTTCCAAGGTGTTTGAAGAAGAAATCGGTTACTGGATCCCTGCAGGTCTTGCTGAAGGTGTCAATGATGGGTTGGGCCTTATAGATGAAGCTGTCGGAAATATGACCAATGCCGTGATACCTAATATGGATATGGGCGATGTCAACTCATCCATGATGCTTGATCAGGGAGAAGAAGCTGCATCCGATACAGATCTCTTAAGACAGATCCTCGCATTGCTTATGGAATACCTGCCTCTGATCATAGCCGGCATTTCCAGTGGCAGCATTGATATGGATTCTATAGTAAACGGTTTAAAAGAGAGAAATAACATTCACAAGAAGATAACAGGCGGACAGGGACTGCTTGCATAAGGTGAACGATATGGCAATATTCAGTATAGGTGCGAAAGATTACAGTAGCTATGTTGTTGATGAAAGTTATAAGATCAACAGCATTCCACAATATAAATCATGGACAGACGGATATGGTAACAGACACAGAGATCAGCGCCCCGCAAAACACAGTGGCAGCGTTGATCTCTTTTTTAAGAGCATGACTGATTACAGCACTTTCCTGTCAGATCTGGCCACGGCAAAGTATAATGCCGAGAACCAGTACACACTGACAGTAAAAGCCAATAATCTGAATCCAACTACAGAAGTTACTATACATGCCTTCGTGGACTTTGAAGGAAAAAGAGCTCTTAAAGGTGATTTCAGCGAGTATATGGAGAAAGTCACCTTGAAGATCGAGGAATCATAAGATGCAGATTTCAGAAGAACTTAAAGAAAAATTTGTTGACAGAGACGGAAAAAAACTCCTCACGCTTTACTTCCCGGAATTAAATCTGACACTCGAAGGCGATCATTTCTATGACGATTCGATGTCTCTTGAGGAGTATCTGCTTGACGGAAGCTCCATAGAATTTGTCGGATGTCTCAGTTCAGCTTTTTCAATAGAATTACATGATGTATCAGCAAGCCTTAAGGGTAAGAGAATAGAAGCTTCTATCACTATAGAAGGATTTGAAGATGAAGAAACAATTCCGCTTTTCAACGGATATGTTGATTCAGTCAAGACAAGGCTTGAGGACAGTTGGAAAGCAATAACCTGTTATGATGACCTGTATTCCAAGGCTTCTGATATTGATATAGCGGACTGGTATAACACATTACTTCCGACCGACTCGTCAACAGTCACAATGCTTAATTTTCGAAACAGTCTCTTTACAGAACTTGGCATCACTCAGGAAGAAACGGAACTCCCGAATGATGATCTTGTGATCAAGAAGGAATACGATCCTAAGACGCTCAATGCTCTGAAAACTATCAAGTCAATTTGTCAGCTCAACGGTGTATTCGGCATCATGAACCGTGATGGCATATTCGAGTATCGAGGCCTTTCCGGAATCACATACAGTCTCAATCCTTCAGAAGAAACAAATCCGGGAGATGAGACATATCCGGGTGTTTTATCTGACGAAGAAGAGTCCATACCTTTGTATATGGACATGAAATATGAAGATTTCGATGTATATGCCATTAACAAGGTCCTTTTAAGAGACAGCGAGGATGATTCGGGTGTCTCTTATGGAACCGGTACAAATGTATACATCGTTCAGAATAATATGTTTGTCTACGGCCTTAGTGCTGAGACAAAAGCAACTATAGCCAGAAACATATACAGCAATGTTGCAGGATTCGGATATAAGCCGTTTGATGCGACTAATGTCGGTTATCCTTTCCTTGAGGTCGGGACCAGGATTAATTATATGGTTCAGGACTATACCAGCGGAAGCGGTACCTTAGTCGAAGTATCATCTTTTGTCCTGAATCGGAGACTCAAAGGTATCCAGCAGCTTATAGATAGTTATAATGCTGCCGGAGAAGAGTATCAGAAGGCATTCATTACTGATCTGCAGGCCCAGCTGGATACTATCAAGCGAAACAGTGTCAATCCAGACGATTATTACACCAAGGATGACATGGACACTATGATGAGCAGTTATATGCCATTGGAGACAGCTGAGGAAGCTATAACAGAGATTACGGATACGGCGCTTGCTCAGATGACACAGCCCACAACACTTGCAGTACAGAGTGTTTACACATTACCATCGACACGAAACGCAAACACTATATATTTGGTACAAGGCGGAATAATAATACAATGAAGCCAAGAAAAAGAGAAAACCAAAAACAATCAGCCAGGATGGTTTTGAGGAATAACGATCATAGGGATATTATTAAAAACGATGTATATCATAACTTTATATGGGCAAAAACAGCAGATATTAATGATAAGTTAATATGGCAGAAGTACCCTAGAAAAGCCTTGATTGGCGGTGGGTATCATGCACAATGTAATGGTTGGATGGATGTTGAAAGACAGTTTCAGTTTGCTAGACGTTTTACATCAGCCGGAAATAAGGGTATCTTTTATGTTGATGGGTTGATAGTGTTTATCTATCATTATTCTGATAATTCAAGAACATTACTTATTAGTGAAGATGGGATGATATGGAAGGATGTTACAAGAGATTCACAAATAAGTACTCCATTTGTACCATATGAGGATGGCACACAGCCTTTTGGTACTAAAGGTATTTGTAATGTTCAACAGATATATGTTCAAAGTGACCAAAGTGCTGTAATTGTATTGAAATTTGATTATTCTGAAGAATTAGAAAAGTGGGTTTCAACAAAGTCCATAACGACAATGTATAGAGCGGCGGGTGCATGGTGGACATATTGGGGGCCTACTGAAAATGGTGCAATAATAGAATATTGTATAAATACTAACTACGGTCAATATAAAGATGCGTCATATGAGCGTCATTGGTACTTATGGGGATATAATGGTGAAAGAGTTGAAATGTCTTTTGATTTAGCCACTCCATATGTGGCAAGTGCCGGCCCGGCTACTGCATTAACATCAGCGGCTATGTGCGGAAATATCACTTGTAGAATAGCAATAGGAGATAATCCTACACATTGGGGAAGTAGTGAAAGAATAAGAATAATGAATATAACTACTACCCTTGATAATGGGGCTACTTTTTATACGTTTTCACCCGAAGAATATCCAAGATTTAATTATTATGATACGGAGTTTGGAAGAGACGTTAAATGTGGCATATTTGTAAGAGGGGCTGTATTTTATGCTTTATGGAGTACCAATTTTACTGATAGGCAAACAGGGAGACACGCTTATGAAGCAGTGATGTATAAATCAACTAATGGTATTAGTTGGATAAAAGTTGATTTGCCGACATATGTAGAAGTTAATTTAATACATACAGGTGGTGCTTGTATTGGTAGACGTGCAGAAGATAGAAAACTTAAAATAGCCATTGATCCGCAAAATGCCGGAAGTTATGATTTAAGGTTGCATGATTTAATTCACAGATATGCGTCTTTGAATAATGCCTGTAATCTTATTGATACCAATGAATATAACATTATGTTCAAAGATGGAGAATACAATAAAACAGATTTCTATTTAACTTTGAGAGATCAGAATGGCTATTATGTTTACTTTGACAATGAACAGTTAAATGGTGAAAATTGCTTTGCATGGACAATAGATCCCAATATTTATGATACTGCGGGTGTCACAGGGTTGGCAGACGTGGTACAGGAAGATGATTATTGTGCGCCGGTAGATTTTGGCATGGTTGTAGATGATGCAGATCCTGTTGGGTACAACTATTATATCTGGGACAATGATTCATATACAAAAGTATATAGTACAACTCCTTATACGCATCATTATGTTGTTGTAGTGACTGAGCTTCCGGCACAGGGAGCTGCTAATGTGCTTTACAAAGTTCCTTATTATTTATCAATGACGGATTGGACAGACAATGTAGATTACGGAGAGTGATATGAGTTACACACCTGAATTTACTCCAAAATATGAAGACGGCTGGGAAAACTTACCGATAGAAACAACTCCAATAGTTGCTCAAGCTCTTAATGATTACGATGATGCGCTTGAGCATATTGAGGATTATCTTGCAAATAGTCAGAGTATAAGAGATATCAAGGACATAGATCTGACCGGTTTGGCAAACGGCAATACCATCATATATAACAGTGGATCTAATAAGTTTGTTCCTGGAAATGCAGGAAGTGGTGGATCCAGCAGACTTGCGGAGTTGAATGATGTATCTCTGACAGATCCCACAAATGGCGAAGCTCTTGTATATAACAATGGCACATGGGTAAATGACGCAACGCAGTCAGTAGCAAGAATATACAGTGCTACATGTGATAGCCAAGCAGATGTACAGAACAAGGTTGTAACAGTGTCAAATGACCAGCAATTTAAGCTTGTCAAGGGCGCTGTTATTTTTGTTAAGTTTTCATATACGAACCAATTTTATGCAACAGCAAGCGCACACATAACCTTAAATGTCAACAGCACAGGAGCGATCCCGATATATGCCGGTAATACCAATGCTTTGATTGGCATACAGATTACATATTATGGCAGAGCCAATTTTATCAATCAGTATGTCTATGATGGCACATATTGGGTATGGACAGGTTCAAGTGCAGATAACAACTCTATATATGTCAACAGAGAAGCATTGAGTGGCGGCATAGAGCAGAGCCTAGTTACCACAGGAGAAAAGTATATATGGAATAACAAATCTGATTTTGGTGGAGCTTTCGATGATTTGTCAGACGTACAGTTAACCAATTTGCAAAACGGTCAAGTGCCAAAATACAACAGCACGTCCGGCAAATGGGAAAATGCCGACGATA